GCAGCTGAACACACATATGGTGATATAAGTTACAATGGTCATGCTAAAAAAGATAAAAAATATGAAAATGGTATGACTAATTTTGGTATATTAATGGAAATTAGAGACATTGATAAACCATTTGATTGGGCTAGAGAAGCAGTAAAGAAAATGCAAATAGATGGTAAAGGAATATTTTATTCTCCAAGTCATAGAGTACCTTCAAAAACAACAGAAGGAGATTATGTAGAAACAGAAGTAGTAAATAATATGGAACCATTATATGATGCAATAGGGGATTATGCTATTTACATTCAAGATTTTATCCATGATATGGAAAAAGTATTTCCAACATTAGGTAAAGATTGGG